CCTGTTTCAGGGCCTTTTAGCCCTCTGTCTCGGGGCGGGAAGTATCGGATTGAGGCGAGCGCTGCCTGTGCTCGCCCTGTGTTGTTTACCCCTTGGCTTGGTCCAATGCACACACACATGTAAAAAAATAGACATCCTAGTTACTGACCACCCGGAGCTGCCTTCGCCACCGGCAGCAAAGGTGGAGGTAAAGTGCGACGGCACCACCAAGGCCACGCTGCTTGGAGCTGACCTTAAAAAATGAGCGACAAGCGAGCAAAAGCCATCGTCGCCCTCCTCATCAGCGCGGCCGAAGCAGAGGCGCGAAAGGCGCTACCTTCCTACATTTTGGACTCCTGGTTGGAGGCCCTCAGTTCAGTCATCGAGTCGGGCCTCTACCATGCCTGGGAGGCCATCGTCGCGAACATCGAACACATTGAACTAAATGCAGATGTCATTGAGATTATCGACAGGCGCACGGGCAGTTCAGAAGGCACACCGGAGCCCACAGAGTGATTTTGTTGACAATCCACCAGGGCCAATGGATCTCTGGTTGTTGGTAACAAGGAGTCAACTATGTCACGTCGAAGAATCATTGATCCGTCTTTTTGGGAAGATGAAACCGTGGCCTCATGGCCGCTCGTCTCACGCCTCACCTATATCGCAATATGGAACCACTCAGATGACTACGGCTTCGTCAGGGCGGCGCCGAGCTATCTGCACTCGCGGTGCTTCCCCTACGATAGCAACATCGACATGAAGCAGGCCCTCGAGCCCCTGGTCGCGACCGAGAGGCTGCTCCTCTACGAGGTCAACGGGGAAAGCTACGGGCAGATAACGTCGTTTAGGAAGTGGCAGACGATCAACCGGCCATCGCAATGGCACAACCCCACCATTGATCATGGCTCCCGGATCCCTCACGGAGCCCTCAAAGAGGACAGGCTTTATCAACCCCCTCCCAACTCCATCGCACCTAAAAACGGTACCGGGCCACCCTTGGCCGACACACACACGGCCGTTGATGGAAAACCGCCTGACTGCTCTACACTCAGTGAGGGGTCCGCGAGCACTCATGGGACACTCATTGCTGAAGTTAAGTTAAGTAAAGTTAAACAACCCCTCCCTTCGGTCGTGGTTGTGAAGGCGCGCCCGCGCGAGGCAGAACAACAACTCCAACCCAGGGAGGTCATCAACAAGGGGGTGATGGGGATCCTTGAGAAGCAATGGGCGCCCGGCTCAGACGCCGAGAAGGTGGTGCAGGGCTGGTGGAAGTTCTACAACAAGCTCGGTCAGAATGACGGCCAGTGGATAAGCCGCAAGTTCGATGCCTACCGTGACCAGCTACTCCGGGTTCTGAATACCGGCGTTGATGACCACCACATGCGGCTGGCGATTCGCTACGTCCACGACAACAAGCGGCGCCGTTTCATGCCCAACGGGGATGACACCTACCGCTACCCAACCACACTATTTGGCAAGGGAGATGAGCCCTTCAACAGGGTGCAGTCCCGCATTGACACCCTGATGATGGAGGCCGTTATGTGGGAAGCCTCCCAGGAAGAGAGGCAGCCGGTTGCCAAGGCGCCAAAGACCTTGCCGGTCCAAGACCAGGATGAGAACAGGCGCATTGCCTCCGTCTGGCTGAAGTGGCTAAGGGGCAACAGGGACAGGGCCGTCGTTGTCTGCAAGGGTGAAAGCAGCCAGGCCTCCGTCGCCCACCACCAAAGCCAAGTCAAGCGCTGGGCGTGGGAGCTCGAGGAAATCATCGCCACCGGGGAGGCCTACTGGCCCGGCACAATGCACGCGTTCCACATCAAAAACATAACACCGGAAGAGATTAAGGAGATTGAAAGTGCCCCACAGACCACCGAAAAAACAGAAGAAGCCGAAGCGCCCGCTGATCCAACGCGGATCCAAGGTGCCCCGTAGCGTTCGCACGGTGAGGCGCTACCTTCAGTGGCAGCGGGAGCTGGGGATTGCCTGGTAATGCCATCCGGCGCGTACAACCGCAAAAAAGGCCATGACTTCGAGAGACTCTGCGCGTCGCAATTCCGCGAGGCAATGCCCGGCGCTTCCTGCAAGAGGGGTATTCAATCTCGCGGAGGTGCAGCGGACAAGGTGCCTGATTTGCAGATGCCCGTCTTTGCTCCCGAGTGCAAACGCACCGCCCAGCCTAACATTCGCCGCGCCTATGAGCAGGCCACCGAGGCCTGTCCAAAGGGTAAGATTGCCTGCGCTATCACCAGAGCCAACGGGAAGGGCCAGACAACGCTCTTTACGCTCTCAATGGAGGATATGCTGGACTTTATCTCCGAGTGGCACGAGAGCCGCTCTAAATGAGCCAGAGCAGCATTACGCAGTACGCCTGCGACAACTGCGGGCGTGATGTCTTCTCGACGAAAGTCCCAACCGGATGGGGGAAGATAAGCCTACAGGGCCAAACGCAGACGATATTCGACGATGCCGACATCTGCGAGAGCTGCTCGCAGGCCTTCGTATCCACCATGACCAAAAGAAAGCGAATCGAAAACGGGAGCCACACCGAGCGCGCCCTGGTTGTCCACAACCCACCACACCCCGACAATGCCATGCACTTCCCCTCTCCCAAGCCAGCGGTTGCAGCCGTGGCAGAGGCCGGCTAGAGTGGGCGTATGCCCACACAGAGAGAAGAAACGTACTCTGCACTAAAGACCTTTCTGAATTGCCGCCAGGAATACTCCCACCGCTACCTACAGCTCATCGAAAAAGACATCGCCCCAGGCGCCGCACTGTGGATTGGAAGCCTCATTCACGCCTGTTTGGAAATGTGGTACCGGGGGCAGTCTCTTGGAGAGATAATCGACTTCATCTACGCCAGCCGCGATGGCAGCAGCAACTGGATACAGTGCGAAGCCATTATGACGGCATACGCTGCGCGCTACCCCACGGAAGAGTTTGAGGTCGTCAAGGTGGAGGACGAGTGGCGGGGCCCGCTCATCAACCCGGAGACGGGGGCTGCTTCGACGACTATCACCCTTGCCGGCAAGATAGACGGTCTCATCCGCCTCGAGGACGGTAGCTACGCCATCTTTGAACACAAGACCACGTCCAAAGACCTCGACAAGTTTACGGCCTCGTTGTGGTCAGACTTCCAGACGCGCTTTTACTGCATCCAGTACGGCCGAGCGAACGGCATAGAGATCAAAAAGGCGATGTTCAACATCATCAAAAAGAGCGCCATTAAGGGCCGCAAAGGTGAAAGCGACGAGGACCGCATGGCCCGCATGGCCGGCAACATCCAGTTCAAGCGCTACCTCCTGTCCTTTGACAAGGCGCTTATGGACGAAATTGAAGAGCAGGTGTGGGAGATCAAAGACAACATGCAGCTCGCAGCCCGAAAGGGCAAATACTACAAGAACGAGTCGCAGTGCCAGCACGCCTTTGGGGGTATGTGCCAGTACTACGACCTATGCTCATCCGCCAATAGCCCCATTATCCGAGATTCCTTTTACAGAAAACGACAACGAGCTCACAGCGAGTTAGAGGCAACGCATGTTACCGAAATCAAAAACACCCCCTAAGCGCGATATGAGAGACATATCGCTTCTCATCTACGGCGACCCCAAGTGGGGCAAATCGTCGTTCTGCTCCAACGCGGAAGGAGCCTTATTCATCGCCACCGAGCCCGGCCTCAACCACCTGGACGTCTTTCAGATGGGTGTGAAGCCCGAGGGCAACGTCGCAAAGGTGCGTGGGCCTGATGGGGATCCGGTGGAAAAGACCATGAGCGGTTGGGAGTACATCGAGTACATCTACAAGCTACTCGTACACAAAGAGCATGAATTCAAGACGGTGATCTTCGATACCATCGACGTGGCGTATGACTACTGCTCTGCTCACGTCTCAGCAGAGAACGGGTGGAAGTCTCCCGCAATGGACGGGGAGGGCGCACCGCTCGAATGGGGCATTGGCTGGGTCGCAGTGAACCTCGCATTTGAGGAGCTGCTGCGTAAGTTCCACCACCTGGACGTGGGGCTCTTCTTTGTCAGCCACGCCAAGATTGAGAAAATCGACACCCGCACCGTAGGCAATAAGGCCACTCCAACTCTCAAACCAGGCGCCAGGAAGGTTGTCCTCAAGATGTGCGACGTCATCCTATACGCCACCTCTGATGCGGACGGGCGGGCGCTCTTTACAAAACAGGAGCAAACCCACGATGCCGGCGACCGGACAAACCGGCTGCCAGAATCAATCCGCATCTCCGACAGTGACCCGCGACTCGGAGCTGTTTACAAAAGCTTTGCACATGCTATAGGAGGCAACAATGAAACCAAGTAACATAGGCGACCTGGCGCTGGAGTTCGCCAAACACAAAGACGTCGATCTCGGCAAGCCCAGGAAAGCAGCACCCCTGCCCAACGGCAACTACACCGTGAGGGTGGAAAAGTGCATGTGGGATACCGCGAAGACCGGCACGCCATACATCAACTGGCACTTCCGCATTGTGGACGGGGACCACGAGGGCCGCATGCTCTTCAAAGAGCACTACCTGAAGCCTGGAAGCGAGGTCAACTTCCGCATCCTGGCCGAAGACCTCAAGCTCATCCTGGGGGAGGTGCCGCCGCTTGATAGCCCCACCCTGCTTGATAGCCTCCTAGATAAGGTGCTCTTTGTCCGAAAGCGGGACAGAGACAACGGCTACGACATCTACATCAATGGGGTCGATAAGCGGGTGGAAGACGAGAACCCACCTGCGTCAACACACATTGCCGATGACGACATACCCTTCTGAGGAGAACGCAACTATGGGCAACCACTTCGGGGACGAGTTCTACGAAAACATCTTCTGCGACACATACAACCTCAAGCCTAGATCAAGTGAGGCCGTTATCGCCTACTCACTACACCGAATAGCCAACAGTCTGGATGAAATCAAACAGTCAACCTCCGATCTCGAGACCACCCTCCAATCATTCAGCGAGCGTTTCGACGGAGCCTTCTGAGCCTACGAGCCATGTCACATGAAACCACTTCCCCCCGAGTGGCCGGCACCACCGCCCACTTCAACGAGCGACTTGATGTCGCCCTGCTGGACCTCTCAGAGCTCCTCAAAGAACGGCACCAACACCACGGAAACGCCGTCTTTGAGCCCGAGGCCGTCTTCAGCTCCACCACCCCACGCGAGAGGATCTGCGTCATGCTCGACTACAAGCTCTCGCGCTACAAACAGGGGGGCTCTGAACTGAGGGGCGAAAACCTGAATGACATGCTAGGCTACCTGCTGTTGCTCAAAATGATGGAGTAAGACCATGGCCGATCCAATCACCGAACAATTCGCCCTCAAGGCACTCGAAAAGGGCCCCATGCCCCCTGGAATCCTCGCCAAAGGGCCCAAGGCGCCCAAGGAAAAGCCGCTGGACCAAAAGGTCAGTGACCTCTTCTCGAGCTGGGAGCCCACTACAGACGAAGGGAAGCGCTATAAGCAAGAGCTTGGTGCCCTAACGGGCGGAGGCCCCCTTGAGGCCATGGAAGGACCGCCTATAGGCCTGTAAGGGCTTGTGAAAAGAGGGGGGACGTGAAAGAATTCCCCCTATATCCAGATGGCATCTACCCAGACCCAAGAACGGCTGAAAATCTGCATAGAATGCGACAAAAGCAGCTGGCAGGGAGTGTTTATCCGCTGCTCAGAATGCGGGTGCTTCATGACCGCCAAAGCGGCCATCCCATGGATGAAGTGTCCGATAGGTAAATGGGGCCCTGGAGTGAAAAAAGAAGAGTGAGGGGGCCCCAGTGACAGGTCTTATATATATTCAAGATCTCAGGGCTTCACAAGGGTACCCCCCCTCCGCCTCGACAGCAGGGGTGGCGGGCTAAGTCGTTGGAATCACAGGGCTTTTCACTGTATACCTATGGGTGCAAGGGCCGACCAGGGGGGGGAGGGGGGCCAAAACCAGGACACTGCGCAGCCATGCCGCCATGGTTTGCATAGTGATCGTCCACAAGATCCGGTCTCGACAATACCTTAATATTCACATATGCTGGCCAGCATATGGCCACGAGATCCGACCCAAAACCGATCGATTCTACGATCGGATCTGTCGCCCAAAACCTACTCCACATTTCCAACACGAACGAACCGGATCTAACCCGGCGCCAATTGTTACGGGTCAAGCTTTCCGCGGCCGACTATAAACTGCTTGACGCGCTCCGAAAGCACCATGGCCATTCATGGGCCTCAATGGTCTCGCGCGTATTGTGGATGATAGCCCGAACACTCCGAACGGGCCGCGACCCGTACACCGGCGAACCCTTAGAATAGAAGCCTGTTGCAATCTGCAACATGGTAGTTCATACTCCGGTGGTCACTATAACTACGGAGTAACTATGAACTACCGACAGATTACAGCCCTAATCATCCTCTCAATTGCAGCCCTATTCGCGCTTTCCAGTGTCGAAAACTTCACTTTCGGACTGTTCGACAACGCCCCTATGCTAGCCCTAATGTTATTGGGTCTTGACGCCGAAAAAGGGATCGGCGCCCGGCTCGCGCGTTTCA